TGCTGTTTCACGGCCCCTTGGCCCTGCTTCCTAGGAGGTCGCAGACTGATATCATCCCCAAGGGTGTCCGTGATCATTTTTTTATGAAATTTTTGACTCTATATGGCAAAGAAAAGCCACTAAGAAACGCACACAAATACAAAATTAAGTGGAACGGCAAATGCCGCAGCAAATTCCAAGCAGAAGTCAGAAAATACATATACTCATACTGGAAATACGATGCTGTATATGAAGAATTTAAGGTGGTTGGCACACAATTAACTCTTGATTTTTACAATCATACTCGAAAAATAGCAATAGAGGTCCAGGGCGCCCAACATTTACAATTTGTAAAACATTTTCATAAAAATAAAGCAAACTTTGTTCGCCAAATACGCAGGGACAACAAAAAGCTGGAATTTTGTGAAATTAACGAAATTAAGCTGATAGAAATATACCCAGACGATGAATTGTCAGAAGAATTTTTCGCAAAACTTTTGGGGTGAGTGTAAAATAGATTGAATGGAAACGCCACAATTTAAAGAATTTAAACTGCCACAAAAGATCCTAAGCCAGCTTTATGAGCTAACTGGGGGCAAAGAATGCTACAAAGGCTTTATTATCGTATATTCTGATGAAAACGGGATACCTATAGTCTATACAAGCTGCGAATCTCAAATTTTAGAAAATGGCTTGATTAAATCATTAGAAGATTATATTCAACAGAGTAGCGAAGATAACTTCGAAGAGGCTGAATCTTAATAAGGCTTGACAAACCATATCAATTGTGTAGTATAGGCACAATGATATATAGTTTGGAAATTGAAAAACAGGTCTTGGCCGCCTTTATCCAAAAGCCAAAAATTCTTTTAAACTTCATTCACCTTATCAGTGAGTCTGACTTTCATGATGGGTCTTTGTTGCACAAGACGCTCTTCGCTGTTCTTAAAAGAGCCTGCCAGAGAGACGAATCAATTGACGATATTGTTTTGGTTCAAAGAATCAAAGACCTAGGAATCAAGTTCGAGGAGGATATTTCTTTGATTGATTATGTAAGATCCTTATCCATGCGGAAGATTCACTCTGAGGAAAAAATTGAGTCTTCAATCAAAGAGCTTAAAAAATACAGTGTTCGTAGGGAGATACAAAAGACTGCACAAAAAATTGCAGACTCTATGAAAAGCATTTCGCCAGATGTGCCCTATCTGAAAATCATCGAAAATGCAGACCAAATATACAACGATAAGATAAATCTTTTTGAGATTGGCGATGATGTTCCGTCTAACATTTATGACGAGATGGAAAATTTCATTGAAGAGCGTGGCAATAACCCAATTGAAGAATTTGGTATGATGGGGCCGCACGAAAAAATTAATGACATCTATGGGTCACTTTTGCGCCCAGGAAATATTACAGTCATCGTTGCTCGTTCTGGTGTAGGCAAGACGCAGTTTTGTATGCACTACGCAACTCAAGTTGCATCGAAATATGACGTTCCAGTTTTGCATTTTGATAACGGAGAAATGAGCAAGGAAGAATTAATTATTCGCCAATGCGCATCCTTGTCTGGCGTTCCATCTCACCTCCTTGAAAGCGGCAAGTGGCGACAAGCTGGCGAAGATGTTGTCAACAAAGTTCGCTCCGTGTGGAGCAAGGTTAAGAATTTAAAATTTTATTATTACAACGTTGGCGGCATGGATGTAGATTCTATGATCAATACTCTCAAGCGTTTCTACTATTCAAAAGTTGGTCGTGGCAATAAAATGGTTTTCTCTTTTGACTACATCAAAACATCATCAGAAGCAGGAAGCAATAAAAACGAATGGCAACTTGTTGGTGAGATGGTTGACAAGTTTAAAAAATGTATTCAAAAAGAAATACTAGAAGATGGCAACCCAGTCATTCCGATGATTACATCCGTACAGTCAAACCGTAGTGGTATCACCACCAACCGCCAGAGCGCAAACATTATTGATGATGAATCAATTGTTTCGCTTTCCGACCGAATTACTCAGTTCTGTTCGCATATGTTCATTCTGCGACAAAAAACCAATGATGAGGTTGCAGAAGAAGGCAATCAATTCGGCACACACAAGCTTATCAATGTTAAATCAAGACACTTGGGTAAAGATATTGCTGGCGCTGTTGAGCCAGTCCAAGTTGACGACAATCTGCGTAAGAATTTTATAAACCTCTCTTTCAGAAACTTCAATATTACAGAATGTGGAGACTTGAGAGATATTGTCTCCTTTCGAAATACTGGCGGAGACTTAACCCAATCCAACCAAAACGAAATCCCCTCGTTCGATGACCTATAAAGATAAATTAGAAAAGCTCGGATATAATTTGCAGGATTGTGGTAACCATTGGCGCACCCGTGCAATTTATAGAAATGGAAAAACCAATACTTCTGTTATTATATATAAAGACACTGGTGTTTGGAAAGACTTTGGTTTAGACAATCAAGCAAAACCCTTCAAGGCTTTGGTTAAAGAAACACTAAGAACAGACGATCCCAAAATACTAAAAGAATACTTAATCGATAACCCAGAAGAATATCGATCAAATCAACCCAAGACAGAAAAAATAGAAATGGAAAAAATATATCCAGAATCTTATCTAGATAAACTTTTGCCCATGAAAACTTTTTACGAAAAGCGGGGCATCTCTGCTAAAACACAAGATAAATTTAAATGTGGCTATGCTGGTGGGGGCAAAATGTATCGAAGGATTGTTTTCCCAATTTATGATTTAGATAATCAAATACATGGATTTTCTGGTCGCTCTGTCGTAGATGAAGATAACGTGCCAAAATGGAAGCATATGGGTCGTAAAACAAATTGGGTCTATCCACACCATCTTTCCCACAACTCGATTGAAGAAAAACAAGAGGTCATACTCGTAGAAAGTATTGGTGATTGCATGGCTCTTCATGAAGCTGGCTTCGAAAATGTTTTAATGTTAGCTGGTTTAGATATTTCCGCAAAAATGATTTCCTATCTCAACACATTTGATCTAGATAGAATCATCATCGCAACAAATAACGACAAAAGCAAAGAAGTTAATTCTGGGGCTTTAGCCTCAATCAAAATTGCCGCAAAATTATCTACTGTTTTTGATTTATCATTGATAAGAATCAACCCACCAGTTTGCAACGACTTTGGAGAGATGTTGGAGTGCGATACAGGTATGTTGGATAATTTTAAACAATGGCATGAAAGAAAAGATAAGTGGAGAATGGATGACGAACAATTTCAAAACTATATCATTAAACAAATAAATAAATACGAACAACTCGAAAAAAACACCCACTGCAAAAAATTAATAAAAATTTTAAATGGAAGTTAAATTATCAGCAAGCCGCATCAAAACGGCGCAATCGTGCAGTTGGATATACTGGAGTAAATATGTACAGAATTTGCCTGACACAAACAATGACGGCGCTCGGCGTGGTACAGTCTGCCATAATGTTTTTGAGTTTTTGTCCAAGCAAAAAACAAAGGCTCATTTTAATAAGATCGTAAAAGCCAAAGATCCATTTGCGTCAAAAGCTGTACATGAATTGATTATGTCTGACGCCTCTGAGCTTGGTGTTACCGATGAGGATAATATGAACCTCATTAAAGAAATGATTCTTAATGGATTAAGTTGCAATTTTCACGGTGAAGACTTGGGTATTCCAGATGAAGCTCACGCCGAACTGGATTTTGATATTGAACAAAACGGCTACCATATTCGTGGCTTCATTGACCAGTTATTTTTATACAAAGACAAAAAGATTGCGATCATTAGAGACTACAAGACCAGCAAAAAAATGTTTGAGGGCAAAGAAAAAGAAGACAATCTCCAAGATTATATATATTCTTTAGCTGTTAAAACCCTTTTCCCAGAATATGTGAATAGGAGTTCTGAGTTTTTGTTTTTAAAATTTGATTTAAAAAAGAAGGGCTTAATGAAAATGGCCCCAATCGAAGACGATGATTTAGAAGGTTTTGAGATGCAGTTGGCGTCCATCCAGGAATACCTAGAAAACTTTGATGAAAAGGACGCCGTCGCCAACTTTGCGATAGATAAAGGTTTTCCAGAAGACGGTTCGTTTGGCGGCAAACTACAATGTGGGTTTGCCACAGAAAAAGGACAACTAAAGAAAGATGGCTCGCCGATGTGGCACTGTCCATACAAGTTTGATTTTTGGTATGTCACTATTTTAGACGAAGAGGGCGAGTTTCATTCTTCCTGCTTCCAAGAAGATTTCAAAAAAGAAATGGTGCCAGAAGGTGGAAGCCACGAGGTAAAGTTCTATCGTGGATGTCCAAAACACTTGACAAATCGTTAAGATCATGTATATTCGTTTGTATGATACCGTTATTTAAGACTCATTTCTCTATCGGCAGAAGCATACTTCGTTTGGATGATGTTGACCGAATTGCCACCGATAACAATATTGACGAGGTTTATTTTGTCGAGGACAGCATGACTGGCTTCCCAGAAGCCTTTCGTTTATTTGGGGACAGGCTTCGTTTTGGGTTGCGATTGTCAATATTCAACAATGATGAAAGCCCCGAATCAGAAAGTAAAATTATAGCTTTTGCTGACGGAGATGAAGGCTGCAAAGAACTATACAAACTACACACGGAGAGCTTCGACAAAAAGATCAAAAGCCCTTGGTTTGATTATAAAAATTTAAAATTTTGTATTCCTTTTTATGATTCCTTTCTTCATAAAAATCTTTTTAGTTTCTCCAACTGTATGCCAAACCTTCCAGAACAAATTTGGTTTTTCCTAGAAGACAACGGCCTACCTTACGATCAAGCACTCAGATCAAGAATCAAAGAATTTATTAAGAACAACCCCAATCCGTCAGCAGAGGTGAAATCCATCTATTATGAAAACAAAGAAGATGTTGAAGCGTTTCAAACATACAAGTGTATTTGCAACCGTCAGCCTGGCCGACAAGCCAGCCTATCTAATCCACGACTTGACCATTTTGGCAGTGATCGTTTTTGCATAGAAGCCTGGAAGGAGGACAAATAATGGAAGACTTACTTAGATTTAAATTTGACCAAAAATACGTTATCTTCGACACCGAAACCGAAGGCCTTAACCTCGTATCATCAAAACCTTGGCAATTAGCTTGGATTGAGGCTACTGGCAAGAAGATTACAAAGAAACAAAACAGATTTCTAAAGTGGGACGAGCTTAACGTATCAGAAGAAGCGGCACAAATTACTGGATTCGATAAAAAAGACTATTTGTCCAAAGCGGAAGATCCCGCTATAGTCTTCAAAGAGTTTATGGAATTGATAAACCAAGATGATGTAATTGTCGTTGGTCAAAATATTCTTGGGTACGATCTATATATGCTTGGAGTCATTGGCCGAAATTTGGGCATAAAGGTTGATTACTCTTTCTCTAAAAGATGCTTCGATACTAAAGCCATTGCAACAGCAATTGCCAAGGGCAATAAAACGCCCGATAAGGACGATTTTCTTGCTTGGCAACTCAGATACCTAAATCACAGAGAAAGAGGCTTAAAGACCAATCAGAAGTTCCTCTTACAGCATTATGACATCAAGTTTGATGAAGCAAAGCTACATGACGCTCTTTACGACATCGAAAAGAATTTTGAAATATTTCAAAAACAAATTTGGGAAATAGAGGTATAAGTGTAATATATAACATGGGAATGTTTGACACAGTTCATTTCGAGAGTCCAGAAAAATTCGCCCAAATGGTTGATTGGGGCGATTTCTCTGTTCCTTCACAAGTTATTGCCACAATCAAAGAGGCAAACAACTTCCAAACTAAATGCTTATCAAATTCTCTAACAAACCACTTCATCACAATAGATGGTAAGCTAAGATCGCAAAACTTTGAAGAGTATCATTTTGTTTTGAATGATGATGCTCCCATAAAAAGCTCTATCCAACAAGAAGGAGAATATTGGCTGGACGAAAATATACATGGTAATATTAAAATTTACTGCTCTGAAATAGTTGACTTCTTAGATCAAGACTGGTGGCTTGATTTTGAACTTAAATTCACAAACGGAACACTTGAAAAAATCACCTGCACAGAAGCTGAAGCCATCTTCAATTACAAAAGAAAAAAAATTCAAGCAGAACTAAAAGCTTCCTTGAAAAAAAGAATAGAAATGAGAGATAAAATCAAAAAAAGTAAATTTCTTTCTTTTTATTCCGACAAATGGGTGTACCCACAACTGCGTCTTGCTTCACTCATTTACTACAAATATCCCAAGCTCAGAAAAATTATAAATATTTATTTAAAAATATTTGTTCCATTTTCTGGCAAGTTTTAACTTGACGTTTAGCTGTTAATGGTCTAACATATAATGTATGTTAGAATTGAAACCATTAAAGCAACCAATGCCAGCAGGCGTTCGCTTACCAGGGATTGAAGTAGATCGCCGTGTTTACTACCAGCTAGATCTAGACCCCAAATCCTCAAATTACGATCTTCTAAGAGCATTGTGCCTTCGTGGCGTTCAACAAAGAGGTATCGATAAGCTCGAAAACAAGCAAGAATATTACGATCGTGTAAAGATGGAGCTTTCGGTTCTCAAAGATCTTGGTTTTGTAGATTATATCCTGCTTAATTGGGACATTTTAAATTTTTGCCACTACAATAGCATCCCAACAGGGCCAGGTCGAGGTTCTGCGGCTGGTTCGCTTGTTCTTTATTTACTTCGTGTTACAAATGTTGACCCGATCAAGTACGATCTTTTCTTTGAGAGATTCGTTTCAAAGAGTCGTGCCAAGAAAACTGTTGTTGATGGTATTACATACCTAGACGGCTCTTTGCTTGCTGACGTTGATAATGATATTTCCTATGATCGCCGACAAGAGGTTATACAATACATTGAAAAAAAACATAAAGGCAGAACTTGCAAAATCCTAACACTCAATACCCTAAGTAGCAAGCTTTGTGTAAAAGAGTGTGGTAAAATTGTAGGAGAACTTTCCGAGGATGATGTAAATGTTATTAGTAATCACATCCCGAAGCAGTTTGGCAAAGTATTTAAGCTAGATAAGGCTTATGACGAGAGCGACAAATTCAAAGAATTTGCGGATAAAAACCCTAAAATATTTAAAATAGCAAAAAAATTAGAAGGATTAAATAAAAATACAGGAGTCCATCCATCTGGCATCGCAATTAGCTTCTACGATATTGAAGAAGTTATGCCGATGCAAAGAACAAATGATGGCAATCTTATCTCTGGTTACGACATGAATGATGTGGCTTCATTGATGGTCAAGTTTGATATTCTTGGCCTGAGAACACTCTCTGTCGTTAGCGATACCTGCGAACAATTAGGTATCAATATTGAAGATATAGATGTGGAACTCCCAGAGATATATGAAAACTTTCAAAACATTGAAGCCCCCAAGGGTCTTTTCCAAATTGAGGCCGATACCAACTTTAAAGTCTGCAAAAAGGTTGCTCCCAAATGTTTGGAAGACCTTTCTGCTGTCGTTGCGATTGCTCGCCCTGGCGCACTTGACTATCTTGATGTCTATGCTGATTATACCAGCAGTGGTCAATTCCAGTCTGTTAATGAATTCTTTGACGATATTCTCTCTTATACTGGTGGCATTCCATTATACCAAGAACAGTTAATGAAGATGGCCGTTAAGGTTGGTTTCACTCTTGATGAAGCAGAACAGCTTAGACGGATTGTCGGCAAGAAGAAAGTTGACCAAATGCCAGCATGGAAAGCGAAGATCGAACAAAAGGTTGAAGAAAACAATCTAGATAAACAGGTTGGCGAAGTTTTATGGAAGGTCGCTGAAGACTCGGCAAACTACTCTTTCAACAAATCTCACTCAATCAGCTATGCTATTCTTGCCGCAATTACAACTTATTTAAAGTTTAAGCACCCACAAGAGTTCTTTCTTAGCTTGCTTAAAATGACAAAGCATGAACCAGATTCTCACGCCGAGATCTCATTGATTAGCCAAGAGTTTTGTTTATTTAACATGAAGCTTCTTCCGCCCGACCTATCAAAGTCTGACATTAATTTCGCTATTGAAGGTCGTAACATTCGGTTTGGTGTCAACAGCGTAAAGGGCGTTTCTGAAAAAACACTAGAAAACTTGGTTGACTTTAGAAAAGCTCAAGAAGATAACCAAAATAAGTATGATATATTCACAACAGCTAAGGAATCAGGAATTAACATTGGCGTTTTATCTGGATTGATTCAGGGCGGGATGATGGATTCTTTTTGTGAAAATCCAAACGGTTCACCAAATCGTTGCCGCTTGGTATTAGAAGCCCAATCATTCAACATCCTCACAGAAAGAGAAAAGAGAAACATCATTCACCTTGGTTCAGAGTTTGATTATGACGTTCTTAACACGATCCAATCAGTTATTCGAGATTCCCGAATAGCCGATGATGGAAAACCAATCATGAAACCCTCTAGATTCGAGACTTTTAAAAGTAAGTATAAAGGTTATAAAGAAATATATGAAAAGAACAAAAACCATTTAAATTTTGCAAATTGGTTCTTTGAGCGTAAGTATCTTGGATATAGCCACTCTACAGAAATTAAAAAAGTTTTTCAAAATTCTGACAACCTATTCAATAGTTTGGAAATGAAATCCATACCCGACAACGATAGAGTAAAGTTTGTTGGAGTTGTCACGGATTGCGTCTCTAGAACAAGCCGAAATGGAAATAAGTATATGCGAGTAGAAATCCAAGATGATTTTGGGAAAGTTAATTTTATGCTTGCAAACAACCGTAGATCTAATACATTAGATAATTATCTCAACAATGGAGGCAAGAAGCCAAAAGAAGGAGAAATTGTTTTTGTTTATGGCAGTAAGGGCGAGGACATAATCTTCGGCGAAAAGCTAACAATTCTAGATGAAAAAATTTATACCAAACTTTCTGAAATAAAATAATGGACTTTACTAAATTTAATTTAACGCCAAGCGCCAAAAGTGCAATCGAAGAATCCCGAAAAATTGCAGATGAACTAGGTCACTTAAAAGTTGTTGATCTTCATTTGGTATATATCCTACTACTAAAGGATAATGCAAACATTGGGTTCTCTCTACAAAGTATAGACATTAACCAAGCAGCACTGGCAGATGCTTTTTACCAGATCTTGGAAGCATATAAAGAGCCAAAAAGAAAGAAAAAAATCTATGCTCCAGAAATCTTTGAAATCTTGGAACTTTCTGCAAAAATTGCCAACAAAAAAGGGCACGATTATATTGGAGTAGATCACATTTTCCTATCTTGCTTACAATCCAGAGACGAAATTATAGAGTTTTTAAATAGCCTAGAAATTGATCTTAAAAAACTTAATACAAATCTTTCTGAGTGCATTTCAAAAGGTTTTGAATCCATTACGCCACAAGGCAACCAAACCGCAGCAGGATCTACCCAAACAAAAAACTCGAATCCAACGGAAAATTGTTGCGAAAATCTTAATCAAAAAATAGCCAAAAGGGGAACTTTTGAAATTTTTGGCAGAGACAAAGAAATAGAAAGAGCTTTTGAAATCCTGCTTAGAAAAAATAAGAGCAATATAATTTTTGTAGGAGACGCTGGCGTTGGCAAAACCGCACTGGTAGAGGGTATGGCAGAAAAAATAGTCCAGAGAGAGTGCCCAGACCTTCTTTTGCATAAAGAAATTCTGACGCTGGATATTACATCAGTAATCTCTGGGACAATCTTCAGAGGGCAAATGGAAGAAAAGATGAAAAACATTTTGGAGTTTGTTTCCCAAAACCCTCAATACATTTTATTCATTGATGAAATCCACACAATCATCGGTTCTGGCAGTTCTGAAGGCAGTCTCGACTTAGCCAATATATTAAAGCCTGCCCTATCTAGAGGGGAAATTTCTTGCATAGGAGCTACAACAGAAGAAGAATACAAAAGATATTTTAAAAGGGATGCCGCACTAGATCGGCGTTTCGAAAACATCAATATAGCAGAACCCTCCAAAGAAGATGTGAAAACACTTTTGATGAGTGCAAAAACTTCCTACGAAAACTACCATCAGGTTAAATACTCAGAGGAAATTATAGATTTGATTATAGATCTTTGCTGTAAATATATCCCAGAGAAAAAATTCCCAGACAAGGCTTTCGACATCCTAGACGAATCTGGAGCAAAAACAAAAAAAATCAATGTAGTCAGACCTCAAGAGGCTAAAGACATGGAGCCGATGTTTTCTGATCAAAAATTTACCAATTCTAAAGAATTTCATAAATTTCAAAAAAAATATGAAAAAATACTACTAGATTGGGGAAAAAAGTTGGAAAAACAAACTTTTATTATTGACACAGAGACTATATATGATATATTTGCACATAAATTAAACGAATCAATAGAAAATATTAAATCTGGCAAAAATATCAGAATCAAAGGTAGAATAGGATTTTAATTATGAGAAAAACAAACCGTATAGTAAAAGCAATCAGTGCGAGTCGTGGCCGTTTCTTCGGTCTTACAACTCGGCAGGGGGAAACCCTAAACGCACAATTCGTTCGTGAAACCCCACAATATGTGGTTGTGCGAGATCGAAATGCCCAAAAAACTCGGAAGTTCGCAAAGTCGAGCCTTTCCAAGTTCTCAATGGGTGAAACAAAGATCTAAAACTCTAGGCGGTAGAAATACCGCCTTTTTTGTGTAATATATACTAATATGCTGGAAGACGACAAACAGGTGTCATTGAATAATTATGTGGTTATTGACCCAGATCCATTGGGCAGATCTAACGAATTATCACAATTTGAAAAAGATATTATACTCAAATTTCTTTCTACCCTTACGCTTAGCGAACTCGTTGAATGTCTTCCAGAAAATACAAAAAACGCTACATTGCAAGACCCCAAATATGAACTGTTAAAAGATATTTCGCTTGGACTTAAAGAAGATGGAGTTTCATTAACACCGATCAATTCAAACTTTTTTTACGAAAGCGTAAGGGTCGAAATTAAATACGGTGAAAATATAATTTGTTTAATTTTAAAAATAAGCATAGATCCAGAAAATAAAAAATTATCGAGAGAAAGAGATGCTCTCAAATCCGTGCCAAGTCTTTTTAGCCCACAGTTAATTGCGTATAGAAACGAACAAGATTCTGGAATAGAGTTTTTGCTAACAACGTGGGAAAACGGCGAAAGTTTTGAGACCTTCGGAATTAATGATTTAGAATATAACTTTGGAACATTCTCGGCGGTTCTAGACGGAGTCCACGAAAGCGATACAACAAATATTACATCATTTATGGATAACTTTCATGAAAATGAATCTATCACCGAAGCCCTAGAAGAGATAAATGAAAAAGAAATTCTCATGTTTGAAAAATTGACGGATCTCACTCCACAAAACCTAAAAGACATTTTTTCCAAAATCAAAGAAGAGTTTTTACCTCAATACAAAGAGGACATTTCTGTGCTGTGTCATGGAAATTTAAAAAAATCAAATATTTTATACCAATCTCAATATATAAAATTTATAAATTTTGAATATAGTCACTCCGCTGATCTTTATTACAGTCTCCTAAGAGTGGTTAATAATTTATATCTTTTTAAAAATAAAAGTTCAATTAAAAACTTTTTGACAAAATACCATCAACACTCTAATATCTTGGGAGGCATTTCTATTTCAGAATTTTTGCTAAAATATGAAGAAAAGGCAAAATTAAATAGAATTTTATTTTTTCAAGAATTGTTATCTAGAATACTGTTTCACTTTGCGGCCTACGGAGCGTTCACAAAAAAAGAAAAATTAGAGCATTACATGAATCTATATTTAAACCTTAAGCCGACCTTAGAAACAGTTTTCCCAGAGTATATTAAATCTTTTGATAAGTTGTTTTTCACAGTAATGCCTACGGTCAAAACGTATGATCTAGAAGAGTTAAAAATTATACAAGAAATGTATCAATAATGAAATTATTTTTTGACCATATTTGTGGCAAACAAGCAGATACAGATTTTATACACACATTAATTAGCGCAACTGTAGAAAAAAAAGAAGAGCAAGAGGCTCTCAATAATGGTTGGTGTCCATCCAATATATGGTACAATCAAGATACAAACTTCGTGAATCAAAATAAAGCAATTTGGTACCAAAGCCGTCAAACTAGACTAGATTTAAGCAAATATATAGAAACAAAAAATGAAAGAAAGGCTTGGAAAAAAATCAATAGAGGCAACATAGAGATAGAAGTTACTACTAATCCAGACTTTAAAAAACTATATAAAATTTATTTAAATTATGTAACTCACAAAAACTTTTCCTCAACCCTATCCGAAGAAGAGTTTTTAAATACTTACAAAAATAGCAATGATATATTTTTAATGTATGGCGATATTGCTTTCAGCGTAGTTGAAAAAGTTGGAGAAAGTTTGATATGTCATCAATTTTGCTGGGATTATAAAGATAAAGTTTTAGGGCTTGGCAGGTTTTCTACATATAGGGAGATAAAGCTAGCTAAAGAATTAAAATTGAAGTATTTATATCTTGGGCCAAGTTACGAAAATCACGGAAAATACAAAAGCTCGTTCCCAGGATTTGAGTTTTGGACAGGAAGAAAATGGTGCGCCGATGAATCAAAATATCACGACCTATTAGACCAAGACGAAAAAATTAAATCAATAGAAGATCTAACCAATTCCTACGATTCGTTTTTTGAATCCTTCTCAGTGTAATTCAGATCACTAAATTCTGTCATGAAAGAATTATCTGTGTATTTAATTCTTTTGTTTTCTACGCTATAAACATTTTGATCGATTTGGTATCCAGGGTTTGATGTAAGCGGCTTTTCTACCCATGCATCATCATGCCAAATTATTCTATTGTTTGGATAGGCATAAAAGTTGCCATTTTCCATCTTGAAAAAATGCGCACACTTATGTTCTGGATGCTCTGAGAAATTTGTATCCAATACGCTTTTACTCTCCCAAGCCCAATCAATAGTAAACATATATTCGCCCCATTCTCTTTTGTTTGATGGCGTAATTAAAACCGCCCTCAAGCCTTTCAATCTGGTTCTAATATTAACATCAACATACGGAGAAAAACAATCCCAATACATAGACTCCTCAAGAGGAACAGGGTCGCATTTCTTCCAACATAGTGCTGTTATTGGCCTTCTTGTCCAATTTACTCCATTATCTAAGTAACATTCAAATAATGGCACTCTTTTTTCCATAGACGCCACTGAGTGAACGTCGCATAATGTATATTCCTTATGTCCCTTTTCATGATTAAAAAGATATTCGTTCCTAATAAAACAAGTAAAAGTGGGCAAATTATGATTTAAATAAGCCATGTATAGAATATTACACTTTTTGTCTTATAATCTGGCATGAGTCATAAACAACACGATATTTATAAGCCAAATTCTTTTAATACTGGCTGTGCGTTTTCTTTCAAGATTGTAGAAACAGACAAGGAAGGGAACAAGGTTAAACCATCTATTTTGGTTCAATCCATCAAACAATCCACCTGGGACTCTAAAAAGAAAACGGGCTCCTTTAGTGGCAACGCAAAAGATCCAGAAAAGAATATTTACTTCAAACTAAATGAAAACGAGGTGGGCGGTGTTTTGTATGCTATTGAAAACTACACAGAGTTTTCGGCATATCATACCTATAACGATGACAAGACCCAAATTTCTTTCAAGCCCTACACAAAGAAAAATGGAGATAAAGCTTTTTCCCTAAGCGTCGTTAAAAACTCTACCCTAAAGTTTGGCATAGGAGTAGAATTAGCAGAAGCGAGAACTCTCAAGGGCTTGTTTGATCTTTTCCTGTTTAAGTATTTTAATTATTAATGAAGCGGATACTTTTCCATTCCAATAATGCCAAAGCATTTACTGGTTTTGGCAAAAATGCAAAAAACATTCTTCGCTATCTCCACAAAACTGGCAAGTACGAAATCATTGAATTTGCAAATGGCACACAATGGAATGATCCATCCCTCAAGCTTAGACCTTGGGAAGCCCAAGGCTCTTTACCAAACAATCCTGCGCTCCTAAAACAACTAAACGCAGATCAGCAAAAAGGTCGTGCGGCTGGGTATGGCGCAGCGACAATTGATTCTGCGATAAAAGAATACAAGCCAGACATTTATCTTGGAGTAGAGGATATTTGGGCTTTTGGAGGTTATTGGGAAAAACCCTGGTGGGACAAAATCAATAATATGATTTGGACTACATTGGATAGTCAGCCTATTTTGCCGCAAGCTGTAGAAGCAGCACCAAAAACAAAAAATTTTTATTGCTGGTCTTCTTTTGCGGAAAGAGATTTAAAAGAAATGGGTCACGATCATGTTGGCACACTTCACGGCACCGTTGACACCGATGATTTTTATCGCCTTTCAAATCTCGAACGCAAAGAACTTAGAAAAAAATTCGGACTTTCTGATGAGTTTATTGTAGGCTTTGTGTTTAGAAACCAATTACGGAAAAGTGTTCCAAACCTCATGGAGGGCTTTAAAATATTCAAAAAAGATTGCCCCAAAGCAAAATTACTTTTACACACTCATTGGTCTGAGGGTTGGGACATTCCAAGACTCATTGAAGAGAAAGGGCTAAAGAAAGAGGACATCCTAACTACCTATTATTGTTCTGCCTGCGGACAATACGAAGTTCGTGCTTTTATTGGCCAAGAACAAAAATGTCGCTTTTGTGGGACAGAAAAATCTTTGAATACCACCAATGTCAAAGCGGGAGTAAACGAGGAACAATTAAACGAGGTTTATAACCTGATGGATGTTTATTGTCATCCATTCACAAGTGGAGGTATGGAAATCCCAATCTTTGAAGCTAAAATGACAGAGCTTATTACCCTTGTCACAAATTATTCTTGCGGTGAAGATTCGGCATCTCAAGATTGTGGAAGTTTTCCGTTGGATTGGGCCGAGTATCGTGAGCCAGGAACTCAATTTATCAAAGCGTCAACCTATCCATCTAGTATAGCGAAACAATTGAAAAAGGTTTGGCAAATGGACTCTCCTAAACGCCTCCAGATGGGCAAAAAAGGCCGACAGTGGACTATTGATAATTACTCAACGGAAGCCGTAGGTAAAAAGCTCGAAGCCATTCTAGACGCAATGCCAGACATAGATTACGATTTTGACTGGGAAAAGGAAGAAAAACAAGGAATTGATTTAGAAGACCTATTAGATGAAGGTAATCGAATTGCTGTCGTTATGCCACAATCCGCTGGAGATGTATTATGGGTGAACTCATTAATGGGCAACCTTAAAAAGCTTTACCCCTCATACGATATTTATGTTTTCACTAAATCTCAATTTTTTGATTATATAGAAGACCATCCAGCGGTTCATAAAGCCCTACCCTACTCCAAAGAGATTGATAATCTTTGTTTTTTGGAGGGACAAGGAAACCACAAAGGATTTTTTGATATTGCATTTTTGCCGCATTGCGGGACACAAAAAGTACTTAATTATACTCATAATGGTATAGATAAAACACAATTTGAATTATATGAAAATTAATACACCAATATCAGTAGGCGAGCTTGTTGATAAACTGACGATTCTTGAAATCAAATCGGCAATGATCAAAGACGAAGATAAGCTCAACGAAGTCAAAAACGAAAAAGAACAACTTTCTGCGGCATTTATTGAAGTAGTTTTTTCATCGACATCGGTTTCAAAATCTCAATTCTATGCATTGAAAGCCGATCTTTATCAAATTAACTTAGGCCTTTGGCATATTGAAGATAATATCACAGAATGTGAAAGAAATAAAGATTTTGGCGCAAGGTTTATTCGTCTTGCTAGAGACGTATATCACACAAACGACAAACGCTTTGAAATCAAAAACCAAATTAATCAACTTACAAATTCAAACGTAAAAGAAGTAAAATCATATGAGTCATATAGCTGAAGTTTATGCAAAAGATTTGGGCGTTAAAATCGGCAAGCCCGTAATTACAGATCATTTTTATCCAGGACTTCCTGAAAAATATGTAACTCTTCAGGCATCAAACAAGATGCCAGCCGCAAATTATTTGTATTGGGATTTGGTATTAAATTTAATCAAACCTCACCTTGGCGACATAAAGATAGTTCAAGTGGGCGGCCCAGAAGATAAACAAATAAACGGAATAGATTCATCCACCCTAGGAAACTCTTACAGGCAAATGAACTATGTAATCAAAAATTCTAAAGCTCATTTTGGTTGCGATAGTCTTCCAGCCCACGTTTCCAGTATTTACGATGTTCCATCGGTGATTTTACATTTTAATCTTTATCCAGAAAACTCAAAACCACTTTGGCATAAAAATAATTCCTGCATTAGTTTGTGCCCAGATTTTTCCGAAAACAAACCTTCCTTCGGGACAAACTGTAAAAGAATCAACGAAATCAAGCCAGAAAAAATCGCACAAGCTATTTTAGATCAATTAGAGATTCCCAAAAAAATTAATTTCAAAACAATTAGAATGGGATCAAATTTCAATAACGATACTGTTGAAATTATACCAAACTTCTTTGGGTATTCAAAAGAATTAGCTGGCAAACCAGTAAACATTAGGGGAGATTTGCATTTTGATTTAAACAACATTTGCCAATGGAGTCAAATGTGTATTGTGAGCCTCCACTTATCTGAAATTTTCGATACCGAAGCCTTGCAATATATGCCTAATCTAAAGCAAGTTATTTACGAATACGACGAACACGAAGAAACCGATCTTTCAGAATTTTTTAAAATTTTAAAAAACAAAAAAATCCAAGTCATAATCAGAGTCAAAGACAAAAGTAAGGTTTCTTCTGTTCGTTTAAAGTATTTTGATTTTAACGTGTTGGAAGATGTTAGCCCTGATGAAAAAATAAAAGCTGCAAAATTTCTCTCTAAGAAAAGGTTCGTATCTAATGGCGAAGTTTTTAGATCAGAATCTTCCGCAAAAAGACTTGACAAATCAAATAACTTCGTCTATGATGAAGCCTCATCAAAAGAATTAGAAAGTTTATATTTATATGACGAAGAATAAATTATATGGCCCAGACATCTGGAAGCGCAACGAACATGGACTCCTAGAGTCTGTTGATTATATCTTTAATGAGGATGGTTCCGTCAACTGGCGAGCCATGATTAACCCAGAACATCTTTACCCCAACAAAGATTGGTTTGAGATGCGAAAGATGCCAGTTCCAGAATCCATCGAAGGGTTGGATGATTCCCAGCTTTTGATTAAGCTCAGCGGCATCAAAGAGCTTGCAAAGCTTCGTGGAATTTATTCTGTCACCTACGATCTCGAAGAAAGTTCAGACGAAAGAGCGGTTGTTCGTTGTGTTATTAATTTTATGCCAAACTACGAAAATGGTTTAGACACACATCACAGTTTATACTATTCGTCTTTAGCCAACGCTACAATCCACAATACAAACGGATTTGCGGCGAAGTTCCTAGAGTGTATTGCAGAAAATCGTGCATTTGTTCGCACTGTTCGCAACTTCCTTGGTATTCATATTGTTGGTGCTGACGAGATTGATTCCTCGAAGAATAAATCTCCTATCGTAGTCGCCCCATCCTCTTCTGGAGCAAAGGATATTAGCCCACAAGGCATTTTGAAGGAAAAAGCGGGTCTTACCTTTTCAGACTTCAAAGCTAACCTTAGAGAGCTTTATAAGAACAAAGAATATGTTAACGATCCAGAGATTATTAAATCCTGGGAAGATTATAAAGACATTCCAGCAAAAGAGTGCAGAAAATTGTTAAAACTCCTATAGGCTGGATTTGTAAGGCCGAAAACATCGAAGATTCGCACTCCATGATAGATGGGGTGTCGGATCTCGTTGGGCCTATAACACATTACGGTTCACCGTACAACAAAAATACATTTAAGTCATGCTTTTCCAATCCAGAAAGATTTAAAAATTTCTTTATATACGCCTCTTTTAATAAAAAGAACCAACCCCTTGGCGGCATAATTTGGGTTAAAGATTTTGATTTTTCCACCAAATCTAAAATTTTGCGTGAATTTATTTGGGTATCAAAAGACCCCAAAACATCACTAACCCTTTTCAAAGAGAGCATTAAAGATGTTTCTAAAAGCTATCAATTTGATATTGTTGTTTCTGGCAATTCAGAAGAAAACGTGAGGCTGGAAAAATTCTACAAAAGACAGGGTTTTAAAAAAGCTAATTATTTTTTTAAAAAAACTTAAGACTCAAGAATAATAAAGCTCTCAATTTGCCCCAATGAGTCCAGTAGCATATCAATTGCAAATTCAGAAAATTGATTTCCAGTTGGTATTGTAACGGCGTTTGAAGATACAGTTAATCCACTAATTGAGGATACTAAAGGCAGGCCACTACCAGAAATTGAAACTTCTTCTGTATTTGTTCTTATTCTAAATTCTGCATAAAAATCAGAGGGTATTCCGCTTTTTAAAGTTATTGAAGTTCCAGTGAAAATATCTATAACTCCCTCAGCTTGGAAGAACTCTAAATCTTTTGCATTTTCTCTAGAAATTAAAACCTCAGTTTGATTGATAGTTGGATTAGCGGCAAACCCAGAAAACATTTCTCCACTTACGGAAACAGATTCCTCCCCAAAAGTCAAATAATCTAAAGGTATAGTTTTGTAGAAAAGATTTTCGTTATATCTGTTTTGTAATTCGGAGGCATCTACTTGAATTAAAGCAAAAGCTTCAGCTAAATCACTAGCTAAATTAAACTCACTTACACGATTAGTAAAATTAATAATATCTGGCTGAAAGCTTGGGTGGACTCCAGTATAAACCGCCACTTTTCTTATATTACTTACCGCTTTACCAGTTACTCCATCCAAATCTCCAGAAAAAAGGCAAGTCAAATGCACCGCATCTACAACTGGATCTACATTAGCTAATGTCACCCCCGTTTCAAATATAGAATTTTTACCCTCAAATATAACCCCTGTGATTGCAAAATCTGGCAGATTGACGGTAAATGATCCCGAACCACTTTGAAAATCAACTGGGTCGTTATCGTTTACAAAAAAGTCCAACACATATCCACTTTTTGCAGGGTGTGGCCCTATAAAACTGCTATTTAATCTCATAATTGTCCAGTAGAAGAAATTTGTAATATACTAATATCGCTAACCAAAGATGTTTGATCAATTAGTTGATCTAAAACTATTAAGTCTCCACTTATGGTTACTTGATTGTTGTTTGCCGTATAATCAACAATAGAAGATTCTCCAGTATTGATTAAAAATACGGAATCAGCGTGGCCACTATATGTATCCCTAAATAAATCTGGAGAATTTGTGTAATCTCCAGTTATCCCGCTTGCGATAAATCCAAAATAGTGATAAACCCCTCCTTGATGCAAGGTAGATCCAGTCTGCTGAGAATTTGCGAGAACCTTGAAAGATGTTGATGCAAAAAGATCGCCAGTAAAACCTGACCCAGTTATACCAGTATTAGTGATATCCAGGGATCCATCAACGTATGTTTTGATTCCAGCATCTCTATCAAGAATAACTCTAACATTATGCTTTTCTCCATCATTCAAATTAGTGGCACTCGCCTCGAAATCCGTTCCATTCACATTTATGTAATTTTTGCCATCTCCAGACTGGAACCATCCAATACCAGTCCCACTTAGATAGTGTTCAAAAAGATACTGTTTACCTGTTAAACCTTCATCAAACCTCGCCCAAGTTTCCAGAGATAAATCTCCAGTAAAGTCGTAAGTCGTAGCAGCCGCCCCACTAATAGAAACATCTATATTTTCTACCTCAAGTGCCCCAGCCAGGGTGTTTGCAAAAAACACCAAACCAGATCCTATTTCTGAACCATTTACAATGGTTTGAGAATTTGATCCCAGCACCACACTAGTAGTTGATGGTGTCTGCACTAATCCAAGGCCATTTAATTTACCCAAAAAGTATGTATAAGAACCAGTTTCATTTAAGCAATTGAACGAAACATCAACGGTCGCACCAGTTGGAACTGGTGTTGCCAACGCACATATAATTCTGTGAACCGATGAATCGGGGTCGTCAAAAAGGAAACCATCATCCCCTGTAATAAAAGTTCCAGGCGTAACGGTTGTTGAATATCCAGTAATATCCAAAGATTCGTCCGTTGATTCAACATCAATAAAATTTAAAGTTTCATCCGATGACCCGAAATACATTCCAGATGTCGCATTGTCTCTATCAAAATAATGTAACGATATTTGGTTAGTGTCTCCAGTTGTTCTGAAAACAGCCATGCACTTATCTTGCATACCAGCATTAACTCCAATTCTCTGAGGGAAAACGGCAGAATTATCGTGATTAAATCTTAATCCAGCATTATTGCTGCCATTTATAGATTCAAAAACATTTCCAGATGTAAACTCAAAAGAGGCTTCTCCCGTTGATGCGTAGTTAATGGATTGAATCGGGAACTGACTTGAGCTTGAAACATTAAATATACTATCCTCTGTAGCTATGTAAGCAAAATTCCCTGTTCCGCTGGGGTTTGATCCATCTGGTTGGAATGCATTAAAAGAAAATCCAGATGTGGTTATTCCAGTTATTACAGTTTCTGAAAAATAACTTTCTTTTTCAGTTTCTGGCTGTTGTATTTGAATTATGACATTTGGCGCTGAATCAAAAGTATTGCTAAATTGTACTTGACTATATCCAGATGCACCCGTTTTTGTAGCTATGCCAACTTCAATTTTTTCAAGAGAATTGTTTAATGAAAAAGTTCCAGTTTTTGTAGCTATGTAATTATAACTAGAATCCACTCCATTCAAACCAGTAATCGTAAAACCACCCGAACCTACGCTCACTATTCCAATTTTTGCATGTGAGCCTTCAATATCATTTAACACTTGAGAAGTAAACACCACTGGGGTCTCATCGAACGATTCCTCGAAAGAAACAAAATGACTAGATGTCGAAGTGCCAGTTCCAGTTAAGGTAAATTCCGAAATCTCAAAATCAACACTTGGCGGTATAAGGTATCTTCCATCACCAGTATACCCAAAGCCGCTATTCAATTCGTCGTTTGTTATTGTAACGGTGGTTTCATTTGACAACGTTTTTAATGGAGAAGCCAGTAAATCTCCTTGAACGTTTTTTAGATTAATGATTTGCCCAGAAACTTGCGGCAAAATTGCATTGCCGCTGTTATTAAAAGCGTCCTTAAATACCATATCGAATACGGCATTTATTGACGGGTCGAATTGTTTAAATGAATTATCACCACTTCCAGTTCTATCTACGGAAGAGTATCCCTGTCCAAAATTTGTATCAAGCGATATATTTGCATATTCTATGAATGCATCATTGTTTATATCAAACAAAAAGTCGCCTGGAGTTGTTGAGAAATTTAAAGTTGCAAAACCAATACTTCTTACATTAGTTGAAGCATTTTCAGAAAATACAGTTATAGTATAATCTCCTATTTGATCAATTTTTTGGTTTCCACTTAAATTAAAATTAGTGACAAGACTCACGCTTTTATTAACTTCTCCTATTATTGAATTAGTATTAGGCTCTTCTAAAATCACCACAAATCTATCCCCTGGGATACTCGCTGCTCCAGTAATTTGTATTGGCAGAACTAAAGAATTATCAGCTTGTTGCACAAATGCGCCAGTAGAAATTCCTTGTGGCGGATTTGGGGTTTGCACCTGACTCAAGCTCAATTCTGGTTCAAATACATCTTCATTAATATCGAAACTAATACCCTCTTCGATAAATTTATGTTTTCCAGTATAGAATACTGTAGCAGATACATCGAATCCTTTATCTGGGGATTCTTCTATACTTAAAACTCTATAATATCTAGGGAACCTTCCACTAGCATCAACAGTATAATGCGACCCGTGCAATATATTAACATCTTTTTCAGAAAACCATTGGCTCGGTAAATTTGTTCCACCACTTCCATCCTTAAATGTCGCCACTCCATCTATATATAAAGCCAAACCATCATCCAACACATCATAAGTAAGTCCAGATCCACCAACATGCAACTTAAGCTCTATCGTTTGTGGCTGGTGTATTCTTTTGTAAAGATCATTGTCTGCGGTCGGGTTGGAGTAAAATTGATCGATACCACTTTGTCCCAGAGGGTTTCTTATTGTCAGAACTCCACCAGTTAAATAATCCAATTGGTCGCTTTGTTTTGCTGGGTCTACTATGATAGCCCTTGGCCCTAATCCAGTAGTTATATCTGGTAATATTCCAGTTGAGTCTGGATCATAATAAGTTGTTTGCCCAGAAGTCCCCAATACAACACCGAAATTTTTAGTAAAACCCTTCAGCTCATCGTCTATTCTAATAATATCCCCAGGCTCTAATAAAAGGGCATCCAAACCAGCGGTGAAGGAAACTTTTTCACTAGTGTTAATAGATTCAAACAGCAACGATCTAGCAAGTCTTTTTGCCTGCCCCCTTGAGGTAACTCCCAATCCAGCCATTTGTCTAAAATTAACTCCAATTTTTTTAATTGATTCTGGGTCTTCCTCATATTCTGTTTTGTAAGTAAAATTATTTCTTTTGTCTAGATAAGAAACCTCTACAGCATTAAATTTTGTATTTTTATCTACATCAGAGTAGACAAAAATTCCATCTTTAACATTTAGGTTGTTGAAATTTAAATGACTAGGAAATTGCAATTCCTTTGGTGGTATAAACTCATCAGAAACTTCTGCTGAATCAGACAAATCTTCTTCAAATTGCTGATCTCTCTCAAAACCTTCAAACGAAAACGGCTGGTCGATTCTAACATTTACAACGGAATTGTTATAATAAGTCATGGCCATAAATGACTTTGCAAAATCCTGCAAAGTTTCATACGCTTTTGCCTGGTCGCTTATTATAACATTTGAACTAAATCTTGGCTCTAGCCCACCAAATCCATCGTCTAATCCTATAAAAACGCCAGCACCCGATACTTTTGTTTGCTGACTATTGTCATTCATTGTGACCGCATCGCAATACATACCTATTTCATAAAGAGACCATTTATCTACAATATTAACATCTCTTAAGTACGAACCTACACCATATCTGGTGTTTACAAGAAGATCATAATAAATCCAAGCGGGGTTATCAGTCCAACCGAATTTGAAAGTGCCATCCCAGTCCCCGCTATATATTAAGTTGCCCCTTGTGCTGGCTTCTCCCGCTTTATGAAACCTTCTATCACTTCCATCTGCATTTATAGGAGTGTAATTAGATGGGATTAAAACTTTTTTACCCTTAAGCCTAAAGCTTCTAGACGGAACATTCGAAAAATATTTTGCATCAATAGAGCTTTCTACAATAACAGAATTTGGATACAATAAAGTTTCATCTATTATTTCTGCTATATGGGCTACCCCACCGTTTCGATTAACAACACTGGAAAACGTTTCGGCTTCGATTTTTCTAATTCTAATAAAATTATAAAGATCGTCTTCGCCAATTTCTGGTAAAACAATATTCTCTACTGAAACATGATATGCGCTGGTAACGATGCCACTTACGGCAATTCGTCCGTTACCCTCCCCCAAGGTTACGCCCTTTCCCCCTCTTGCGACAAAAGATGCGGGAGAAATTGTTTCGTTGCCAAATTTGTCCGCCTTGCCTACTCCAATTTCAAATGTTATTGTTATTGGCGTCGGTTGGCCCATTTTGCTTCTTCCAGCTTCATTTTCACTTGCGGTGGATGAAGTTCTGGTATCATTTAAGGTGTTTACCACTAAGGTGATATCCAACTTTGTAACATCTTTATCATGATTTGTATAAAGATATGGTTTTTCAAGGACTTCTGCTGGAATAAAATTTTGCCAATTCACAAAATCCCTAGATTCTCCACTAGCAGCGCTAGCCCCAGCTAGCGCTGCAATGAGGGATATAATTGTTGCTCTATCTACGCCAAAAATTTGATCATCTTCTACAAATTCTTCTCCTTCAACTGTAGTACCAAACTCCTGGCCAACAATAGATAAATTCGGTCCCAGGTGAGCGCTGCCTCCTTCAGGTTCTGTTCTTATGTCTTGGCTTCCAGTTCCATTTCTAGCCCCATTACTATTTCCGCCCGCTATGTATGGCCCCTTAATTGATTCATTGACTTTAACCAATCTTCTTGGACTTTTTAATATTTTAGGCCCATCCTGAAATTCTTCCCCAGACATGAAAGATATGTCGTATTTTGCTGCGGTTGGTACTCCACCATCTGTTCTCAATGGAATATCATTATAGTAAATTCCCCTATCAATTCCAGAATCATCATCCCCAACCGCATTCAGAGGGCTATCGAAATTTTTCGTTGCCCTATCGCCTTGAAGCAAAATACCTTTTTGGTCAACAAGACCAGCTACTGGCCCCTCACATATTAAATCTAAGGCTTCATAAACGGCATACCCTATTTTAGAAAACGCTCCATCTGGAGGCATCATGAAGGCAGGCTTCGCTCCCTTACTAGATCCAGCGACCTCTATCCTTTTCTGAAATATATTTTTATAATAACTCATGATTGGTCTATATCTTCGTTGAATACGTTTACAGAAATTACGTTAGAACCAATTCTTAATTCTCCGTAAACGAGAGGTATTGCAAAACCCTGGACTGATTGATTATCCAGACTAGAAAAAAGATAACTAGATTGATCTAATTTACCCTCCACCTGCTGTGCAGCGGGGCCCTTGGGCATGGGGAACAATAACATTTGTATGCCATTTAATATTACTCCAAGCGCCAAATTTGCCAAAAAGCCACCACTACCCAAAAAAGTACCTACTGCAACTACGGCCTTGAATACAATTGCGCCGACTGCAATAAGCCCAGCAGATCCATTAATAGATGGAACGATATGAAGTTCTTCGGGTGCTGGTTCATTTAAAAACTCATCAACCGTATTCCATTTTTTATCTGGATCATTTGGATTAATTAAATCATAATCAACACCCTTTTTAAAATCAGACAATATTTTCTGCTTAAATCCTTTACGATTAGCATTGATGGCATTAACGACATCGACTTTTTTTTGGATATTTAATTCATGATGTTCTCCAAAAATTTTGCCCAATTTGCCATGTATAAAAATTTTAGTCATCTATTGCCAGCTCCTTCTTGAGTCTTTTTACACAATTTTGCTCTATTTCAAAGCCATCTTGATAAAATACAGAAAAATTTTCGGTTTCGAGTGAATATATCGCAAAAGGCATAAGCAAATTTTGGGCAGTAATTATATCTTTTTGTGATGGATCTGCGGTTCCCTCTAGATGTGTATGGAATATCGCCACCAAATCGCCATCCAATTTTTTCTTGATATAATCCATAGGTTTTATTGAAAAAGTGTCATCCTGAGCAGAATGGTTTATAGCCTCTTGGAAATAAAAAGCATCATCTTTCGAGCAAATAAAGCCGCAAGCTTCACGCATTGGTGAATCTTCCGAATATTCTATTAAAATTTCTTTTAATGTTTTAGCCTTTTGGTGGGTATGCATTTGTTCCTGGAAATCCTCCAAATCTTAATTTTGATCCAAATCTTAATTTGCAATCTGATATTTTCTTTGAGCACTCATCTCTTTGCCACTTCGGAGAAATTGGTGGAAAATTTTGGCTTCCAACTGTCCCATCTTGTACACAAACATAAAATGACTTTAATCTTTCGGCTGGGCTGTTTAAATCAGTATCGCCATCTTCTCTTAATGGCATGTTTGAAACCTCAACAAATACAAAATCCCCTTTGTTGTATGTCACATCTTTGTCCCACTTGCCCTTTGCGGTTGAAGGAGTTACTGTACTTCCCGAAGAATCTTTAAAGGCGGCTGAATTGTTTGCTGTTTTGGGGTTTCCAGCGTACCTACAACCATGACCCCTATAAATCCAAGTGCAGTACCTAGAATACACATTTCTATTTGGCAAAAATACATTATCCAATTCAAGCACCGAAGAAAGCTCGAACTCAACCATTTCCCTATTTTCGGAAACTCTTCTATTAACATAAAATACCTGCTCTGGCAAATAAGAGTCTCCAGAAGCCATAGAATCCTGTGAAGATAAATCGTAGAAGGGATTTTCTCCTCCCTCAAAATTTGCGTCATCTAAAAATTTAGCAAAAGTTCTCTTCCTGACTACTTTTGCCCCAATCAAATTATTTGTTACCTTTAGATATTTAGATATAATTAACTGATGATTAGAAATTTTTAATCTTGGTCGGGGTAATTCTCCTCCCCCAGACGTATTGAAATTAGACCCCTCCAAGGGCAAAGCTATGTATTGCTGCCCTTGCCAAATAACTTTTGGGCCCAACCCGTTAGAAATGGGGGTGATCGCTAAAATTTTATTGGGATCCTCTGGCCAATCGTAGTAAATTAGATAAAACTCCAAAACCTGTGATGGTTCTAGCGAAAGTATCTCCGTTGCCACATCTTTGTTTATACCTTGTCCCATATTTCTACTTTACACTTTCTTTGTTAATTTTATAATAAATTAATATGGAAGAAAATAAATATGAATTTTGCAATACTACTGATAAGCATGAGGCTTATATGATTGCTAAAATTCAATTTAAAAAAATTATTAATAATTTAAATCAACAAAAATTCAAAGATGATTTTGAAGAGCTTTTTGGGATGAGCGTCGGTGGCCACAACCTCTTCATGAAACAGGGAAACAAGTTAAAGTGCGGGATGTTGGCGCACCATGTTGGCGATAACACTTTTACAGACATTTTCTTTTGGAATGTGACGAATTTTGAACCGAATATGCACGAGGTGAGATGCTTTTTTGAAAAATTTTTTGCTCAAACCGCCGAAAAAGGTATAAAAAACATGATTATACCAATGCACAAAGATCGCAAAAAATACGAATCTTTTAAAAATTACAACAAAAGATTTTTCTTTTCTGATGAAGAATTCTATATAGAAGACTTATATTTAAAAAATCAATATCCGACACATTACCTACTAAAAGTTAATTACAAAAATTATTATGAACAAAAACAAAAAAGTAACATTTGTTAGAATACCCAAAAACGCCAGTACTTCTTTGTATAATTTTTTCGGCGCTTCGAATACAATCAGAGAGCATTCTCTTAAAATTCGCCCAGAACACGAAGAGATCTATTCAACATCTCACTGCAAGCTTGAAACCGCCATTGAGGAACTTGGTCAAGAGATCACTTCACTTCCATCATTGGCGGTCATTAGAAACCCATACGATCGAGCCGTTTCAATGTTTAGTTTCGCCAAAAAGATTAATGAATATGATTTTATAAATTTTAAAAAAATTTATGGGTGCGATTTTAAAGACGATTTTTTAGAATTTTACGAATATTTTTTACAAATCTCAAAAGAAAAAGATTTCATGCATTCCTGGACTCAAAAATCCTATATTCAATCAAACAACAAAATTGGAATCAAATATTTGCTCACCTTTGAAAATCTATCAGAAGATCTTGAAACATTTTTAACAGAAACAGATTTAAAAGAATACTACGAAAAACACAACAGAAAGCTTAAAAAAGAAAATTCAACAAGCCACAAACATTACAAAGAAATTTACTGCCCCAGATCCAGGGAAATAGTGGAAGAAATTTGGGGCGAAGATATTGATTATTTTAAATACAGCTTTTGATTTAAGTGTAAAACACTAATATGGCAGTAAAAATAACAGACTTACCCGAATTGGATAATCCCCAAAGTGGAGATTTTTTATTGGTTGTTGATTCCGAGACTGATACTACTAAAAAAGTAGAAGCTAGCAAAATACTAAACACCAATTCTGGCGATGTCGCCGCAAGATATGTTCCCAATTTAGGCATTTCTGATTTAAGCACTGGTCAGTTTAATTTTATATTAGATACTCCTAAAACAGTTACGGCAACTCAGCAAAATAACCAAGTTGTAAGTTTAACCTATAATCCAGTTAGATATTCCGTTACTGGATTACCACAAGGAGTTTCAGTAAGATTTTTGACTTTTCCAATCACTAGTAATACTGGTTATAGCGAAACAGCAATCAATGATAATGCTTTAGTTTCTGATCAAGATCTTTTTGGCCCGCCAAATACACCAACACAAACAAATGTTTTTGAAAGATTGGATTACCAAGCTGAAACCGTTGATAGTCTTGTAAATTCTGATTTTAATAGATCTCCTATACAAAATGGTCAGACAGGAGATCTTGTAGAGGCCATTATTCGAGCAACAGGGTCTGCAGATCTTCCAGAGTCCAGTGTAGGCACCGAGACTTACACATTAAGTCATGGCGGCCCCTGCTTGATGGAAATTACAGAGACTGTCACATCTGGCAGCTTTACAGCGGAATTAATCACAACTGGATTTTTAACATTTAATGATGTGATTTATCAATTCACATCAGATAACCACGGAAGCTAATATGGGCAAAAAAATAACAGATCTAACAGAATTAACAGATACACAAAGCGGAGATTTTGTCGTTGTAGTGGACTCTTCTGACAACGAAATGAAGAAAGCTGAAATTTCAAAAATCATTAATATAAATAGTGGTAATTTTTTTGATAGATACGTTTCTGACTTCGGCATTTCTGATTTGAATACTGGTCAATTTTCTTTTATATTAGATACCCCTAGAACAATATCAGCAACACCTACTGCCAGTAGAACTTTAACCTATGATCCAGTTAGATATTCTGTAACTGGATTACCCTCAAACGTTGAAGTTAAATTTTTAAGCTTCCCTGTAACCAGTGCTGTAAGGACTCAAGGGGGAGGAAATTCTAATCTAGTTTTTGATCAAGATATTTTTGGGCCAGAACAAACTTCAGGCTTTATTAACAATCCTGGCGGTTTAGACTTTACTGGAGAGTCATTAAACGGAGCTATCGGAGGAGACTTTGATAGAGATTTTCTTTCAAACGGTCAAACAGGAGATCTTATAGAAGCAATCGTTAGAGCAAATTCAAATCTTCAAGATACCCCCAGGGATGAAATATTCACTATATCTCATGGCGGCGACTGCATTGTAGAATTAAAAGAAACTTCAACCAGCGAAGATAAAACCGTCATTTTAAGACAAACTGGCATTTTGGCCTTTGAAACTGGTCTTGTAACTTATCAATTCACTGCTGATCACCGAGGTAGTTAATGTCTTGGCTTTGTTCGGAAGTTTACAAAAACATTTCTTCTAACACTAATGGTTATTGGAAGCCTTGCTGCATAGGCAAAAGGGTCAATGACATGAAACTTGAAGACACCAAGTTTCTGGATTTTTTTAATTCAAAAGAACTAAATCAATTAAGAAAAGATCAAGAAGAGGGTAATTTCTCCGAGCTGGTAAAAAAGACTTGTGGCAAATGTATTTCTGACGAATCGAATGGTGTCATGTCCAGAAGACAATCTTCCAATCTAAGATATTCTAATTCTGATTTATCCAGTTTGGAATTTGAGTCGATCAAAGTAAAACACATAGGCAATCTTTGTAATCAAAAATGCGTAATGTGTTCGCCATCAGCTTCTTCCGCACTTGCCTTAGAAGCTAAAAATCACTTTGGTTGGGAAGATGAAATTGTAATTTCCTCAAAACCCACCGAAACTTATCTTGAAGGGCTTAAAGAAGTTCTACCCTACACAAAATCTGTTAAGTTCGTGGGCGGCGAACCATTGATTAACCCTATGACTTGGGAGTTTATTGATTGGCTCTGTCAGCAAAGTTTTTTTCATCTAAATGTGCATTTTACCAGTAATTGTTCAAGGACAATAATTCCAGAAAATTTAAAAAAACTTAAAAAATTTAAATCAATCTCAATATTAGCTTCGGTAGATGCACTTGGCAAAAGATGCGAGTATATCAGATACCCAATGAATTTTGACAAGTGTATCGAAAATGCAAAAACTTTTATAAATCAGGGAATAAATGTTAAGTTCACCTCTTGTGTTTCTATTGTTAATTTTGGATATATGGGTGAATTTTTATCTTTCCTATTAAAAGAATTTAATTCTACCATGATAATTAATATGGTGAATTTCCCAACAATTTTGAGCCCCAAAAATATCCCAACGGAAATAAAAAAAAGTTATCAACTGCCATCTGCAAATCTAGAATCCATAAGAGACGTAGAACCAGACTTGAATCTATTCAAGCAAGGTTTAATATATCTAAAATCATTAGATAAGATAAGAGGCAATGATCTTTTTGATTTTTGCCCAGAATTTGAAAAATATTATGAGCAATAGTTGTATAGTGTGTTTGAAAATTGGCGAAAAATATTCGGCAAAATATGTAAATATATTATACTCAATGATAAGAAAACAAACTGACTTGCCGTTTATTTGTTTCACCGATGACACCAAAGACATTAACGAAGAGGTAACAACCTTCCCAATAAATAAATACGACTGCAAAAATTACTGGCCAGCCTGGAATAAAATAGAGCTTTTTGGCAGAGAGGAACTGGATCAATATGATAAAAAAATATTTTTTGATTTGGATGTAATAATTCATGGCAGCATATCTAAAGTGCTAGAACACGATGAAAATTTTTCTTTGATATTTTCAAAATGGAAGAAAAGACTTTTGTTTGGTACAGAGTATAATTCAAGCTGCATGGTATGGAAAGATAACAAAGAAATCTACAACAATTGGCTCAAGCAAAAAGAAAAAAACATAGCAGAGCACAGAGGAATAGATAATTATTTTTACGCCAATAAAATAAAGCCAACATTTTTGCCAGACATTTTCTATTCTTATACAAGGGGATCGAAACCAGACGAATATTATAATTTTGATGAAAAAGATCTGATACACCCAAAACCAGTCTGGAAAATGCTAAACGATCACAGTGTCGCAATTTTTAATGGCCCACCAAAGATGGAATACTTTGATGAAGATGAACATGAAATAATGAAACATTGGAAATGAATTGGTTTAAATTAATACAAAAAATAGAAATAAATCCTACAGAACTGTGCAACCTCAAGTGCAGTTTTTGTCCGAGATCAGAGGGCTATCCCAATCAAAATGCTCACATCTCAGAAGAGGTCGCCAGAGAAATAAGAAAACAATTAGATGAGTCTGGTTATGATAGATTTATTTCAATTACTGGCAGGGGAGAACCCACGCTAACAAAAGACTTTGATAAAATTTTAGATATTTTATTAAAGGGCGATAGAAAGTATGGAGCCTACATGAATACAAATGGAAAAAAGTTAGAAAAATATGAAAAATATATTCCTCTTTTTTCTTGGATAAATCTAGATGTATATGATGTAGATAAATCAGTTTACGAAAAACAAAAACAAAGATACTCTGAACATAAAAACGTAATAGTAAAATACCGCCCAGATGTAGGAATTGATTACGGAGAATATAACGAAGAATTTAAAAAAGACTTTAGCAATAGGGGCGGCTTTTTAAAAAGCGTCAAGCAGAACAAGTGCGAAGGTTCGACTTGCGGTTTCGTTTTTGAAAAACTTTTTATTAATCTTAACGGTGATTTTAACTTGTGCTGCGATGACTGGACTCCAACTATTATGTCGAATATCTATAAAGAATCCATACCAGAATACGTTAATCAAAACACAAAATTAA